TCACCCCACTCTCTTTTTCATCCTTGCCATGAATGCATCCGCCTCGATGGCCTCAGGGGTGAAGCTGTTGTTCTTCCACCATGCGGCCAGTGCTGCACCGACGGTGAAGCCGGTGGAGATCATCTGTTCGAGCTGGGCATTGTCGATGGGCAGCAAAGGCTTGCCCGCTGCGCTGAGCAGCTGATTTGTCAGGGCGAGGCCCAGCACAGCAGTGCGGGTCAGAGTACCGGCGGAGATCTTCTTTTTCATATCAGTTCTTGCCTTTCTCGGGCGTCTCGGCCCGCTGTTTGAGGATGTCGATGGCCTTGGTGATGGCTGCGGGGATAGGCAGACCCATCAGGCCGGCATTTTCGACGATGGAGATGGCCTCGTTGGCCGAAAAGCCGATGATCGCCGCGTCGCGGACGAAGCTGCCGCCGATGACAGCATCAAGCTGGCAGGCCACCAGCACGATGAGCAGCGTCTCGCCCTTGCGGATGAGGCCCTTCCAGCCAGCCTTGCTTTCCAGCGCGCCGGTCTTGGTCTTGGGGCTGGCGTGGAACACGCCTGCCACCACCAGACCGGTGATGTAGTCGATGGCCATAAAGATGACCAGCGTCTGCAGGGCAGTGTCCCAGCCGCCGAATAAGGCGGCAATGGTCCCGCCGATGAGGCCGATGACGGTGCAAATGCTATCCTTCATTTTCTTCACTCCTTTACATGGTCCACCGGCTCTTGCCCGCCCGAGTATCGATATGCACCCAGCCGGTCATGCGCTTGGGGTGGGCTACATCCTTCGGATACCTCCCGATGCCGCCGCGCCCGGGAAGCAAGGTCTCAGCGTAGGCGGCGACAGTCGCCACCGGCACACCTTCGACGTAGAAGTCTGCCGCCCGGCCCAGCAGGTGCTGGCTGCTCTTGCTGCCGCCCACGGCGGCGTTGTGGGCAGCGGTGCGGTAGCCGCTGGTGATATGTACCGGTTTGCCGAAGTGCTCCCGGATGCACTGTAGCAGCACCACCAGCTCGTCGTCGATGAGGACGACGTCGCTGCCCTTGCAGGCGAACTCGCGGACACGGAAGCTGGGCGAGAGCTGCCGGGTGGAGTCGCGGGTCATGGAATATTCTCTGATGGACATTTCAAATCCTTTCTCCTCCTGGGCTCCCCTATTAGGGAAGCTGGCGCGAAGCGCCTGAGAGGTTTAATACTTCTTCCCGCAGATCTCCTCGAAATCCGCCTTCGAGATAATGCCCTTGCGGACATACACCCGCAGCATCGCCTCAGAGATACGGCCCTGCGTCCAGCGCTCGGTCAGTTTTTCCTTGTTGCTCATAACTTCGTTCTCCTTTCTTATTCTTCGGTGGTGTTGGTGGTATCATCCGGCAGGCTCAGCGCCACCATGTCTTCCAGAGCGTCCGCAATGCGGGTCTGGTCGGAGACTCCGGCGTCTGCCATGGGAGGGTTATCCTGGAACGCCTCGATGGCGGCCAGATAGTCCTCGTCAGTGGTGCAGCTGCTGAAATCGCAGCCCGCCTTGCGGTAACGCTCCACCTCATCGTCGAAGACCAGTGCGACGCTGCCGTTGATGATGCCGCCGCCCACGATCATCTTGGTGTAGCGGCCCCACTGGTAACGGTCCAGCCACTGCTCAGCGGTAAGCTTCTCGCCCACCGGGGTGATGACGTCAGATTTGTTGTCGTAAATTTTGTATCGTGCCATTTTGATTTCTCCTTTTCTTTTATGCGGTGTAGACTTCGACGGAATCGTAAGCGGTGTCACTCTTTTCACCGGAATGCCCGCCTGCAAATAAAGCGTAATCCCCGATGGTCGCAGCACCCATGTCATAGCCCGTCATGCTGGTGTCGATGCTGCTCCGGGTCAGAGATGTGTCGCAGACATCTGCTACTCCACCTCCTGAAAAGATGGCGTAGTTTCCGACCGTCGTCGCAGCCAGACCCGTCCGCGCCGTGCTCAGGATGGCGGCAGACGTTCTGGTAAGGGAAGCGTCGTATATGTCGGCAGAGTCGGGGCTTCCCACAAATACCGCATGGTTCCCGACAGTTGCGGCTGCGTCTCTGTTTTTGTTACTGCCCAGGTTGCTTGCCCTGGTTTTTGTGAGCGAGGCATCGTAGGCGTCCACCATAAAAACCTCCCAAAGGACATTGCTTTTCTTTTCAAATTGTTGTCCGCCAGCAAAAAGCGCGTAATTACCTACGCTTGCGCCTCTCACGTACTCTCGAGGAATGCCCGTCAGGTTCGTTGCCATCGTGTGCGTGAGTGAGGTATCGTACACATCCACCTTTGCCGACGCATTGCCCCAGCCATCGGCCATACCACCAGCGAACAGTGCGTACTTCCCAACGACAGCAGCACCCATATTCAGCCTGCCTCCAATATAATCATCGCTTATACCAAGAACACTGCTGCGGGTCAGGGAGGCGTTATAAACCTCTGTAGTTCCTACAAATATGTCATAACCATTCGTTTTTTCTTGGCCGCACGTGAACAGCGCATATCCCCCGATGGAGGCAGCCGCATGGTAACACCGTCCGTATTCCATTTCCGCCGGTGTACTTTTCGTAAGGGACGTGTTATAAGCGTCCACCGTCTTTGTAGAGGTAAGATCCGGCTTGAGCCCGCCAGCGAATAGTGCGTAGTTCCCGACGGTCGCAGTCCGCACACCATACCGTGCAGTGCTCAGCGCCGCAGCCATTCCATACCTGTCCAGCTCTGCACTGTAGCACAGCCTCGCCTTGCCTCCGACACCGATGTACATCTTCTTGACCTTGCGGGCCTTACCGCCGATGCCGATGTAGGCTTTTTTCATCTTGCGGGCTTTGCTTCCGACGCCCACATAAACTGCTTTTGCCATTTTGAAGTTTCACCTCCTTATACATACACAATGAGCACCTTGTTGGTGGTCAATGCGCTTCCCGCCCCCGGGTCGGTGGTCTGGGCGGCGAAGGTCAGGCCGTTGACACTGTTGGCCGTGCCGCCCGCAGAGCCGGAACCGGCGTAGTTGTGGGTGTGGGAACTGTTGGCTTTGCCGTTGAGTTTGGTGTTCATCTCGCTTTCGGTGTAATACCGGTCATCATGGGTATGGCTTGCGTTCGCCTTCCCATTCAGCTTGGTGTTCATCTCGCTTTCGGTGTAGTACCGGTCGTCATGGGTATGGCTGGACGCCGCCTTGCCGTCCACGATGCCTTTCAGCACCTTGCCCTGATTTGCGCTCAGACTCTGGTCGGTGGCCGTGCTGGTCAGGTTGTCCTGTATGCCGCGCCAGGTGTTGGCGGTGGGCGGCGTATAGCCCAGGGCCTCCGTCACGTTGACTTTGGTGATACTGATGGTGCCGCCGGAGTTCGTGATGTTGCTGCCGGTCTTCACGCCGCCAAGGACGCTGGCCGTTGCTGTCGGCAGCGTGTAACCGCTCACACTGCCGCCGACCGATATGGGACCCCATGCCATAGGTCCATCCCTCCTATTTCACAATGTAATAAACTGCCGTGATGGCAGCTGTCGGCGTCTGCTGCGCTCGCAGCCGCAGTTTTCCTGCAAAGCTTTCGGTCGATGTGAGCCCTGCCGTCAGGGCGGTCTTTGCACAGGTCGGTGCTACCACTACGGCCACACAGTCGTTTGCCGTCAGGCCGGACACCGGGATGTCCAGATAATACGGACATCCCGCAGTGCTGTCGCTCGACCAGCCGCTGGCCGGGATGGTCAAAGACATGATGTTCACCTTATCTGCCTTTGTCTTTCCCATCTCTTCGATGCTCTTGGAGGCCGTCTGAGCCACCAGTGCGATCCTGTCCAGCAGCCGGTCCACGGCTTCCTTCAGATGAGCAAGCGTTATCCCCATCTTGTCCTCCTTTAAGAGCCAAACAGTTCATCCAGCATCGCGTTCACTTCGGTGTCGGTCGCCATGCTGGCGGTGATGCGGGCGTCCATGGTCTTTTCCATGTTGGTCACTTTCTGCTTGTCCGCGCTGGTGTAGTCGTTGGTCGAGAGGCCCTTGCCGGCTTCCTTCTGGACATAGCCGCTCAGATCCACTTTCCAGTCGCCCATCTTTTCCAGCACGCCGTCGATGACCATGTACTCGTCGTACTTGTCGGAGGTACCAGCAGTACCCTTCGGGACCATGTAGATGTACTGTGCAGCGTCTGCCGCCTTCAGGTCGATGTCCCCGGTCGAGGCGACGGTCTTGCGCTTCAGGTGGTCTGCCGCAGCGACAGCTTTGTTGATGGCGGCGGAGACTTCCGTCTCCGTCTGATATTTCTTGTCGTTCGTCAGGTCGCCCACCTTGGTGGGAGCATTGGTCTCCAGCGCAGATACGCGCTGGCCGAGACCGTCCGTCACATTCTTCTGGCGGCGGCCCAGCTCCTGCAGGTCGCGCAGCGCGGGGGTACGGGTCAAATCATAACTGGCCATGTGTTTTTCCCTTTCTTTCTTTTATCCATTAAAAATTTCGTCGAGCATCCTCTGCACTTCTTCAGCGGATGCCTGCTGCATCGATGCCGTTCCCTTTGCAAACAGCGTTACAAAGGCACGGATGTTCACCTTCGGGGGGATGGCAGCGTAGAACCGCACACCGCCCTCCACGGTCTGAAGCACAGTCGCAAGGTTTGCTTTTTCGACCTCTCCGGCCGTGTCCAGCGTCAGGGTCCCCATCGGGACGTAAGAGCTGTCGCACCCCTCGATGGCCACGTCGCAGCTGTACCAGTACCGTCCTACGGACTTGGCCATCTCCTTCCAGCCCGCCGCCGGGATGGTCAAATCATAGCTGCGGTAGTAGCCGCCGGTGTAGTCTCGCAGCGTGTCGGTCACGAGATCCTGTACGCCGTCGTAGTAGCCCTGGATGTCCTGAGCTGTCTTCTTTGCCTCGGCGGCAGAGCTGGCCGCATCCGTTGCCGACTGGGCAGCGCGGGCGGCTGCCCCTGCTGCGGCATCTTTCACTTCCTTTACCGCGCTGTCCTTTACTTCCTGAATGGCCTTTTCGGTTTTTTCCTTTGCGCCTGCTGCGGCAGCATCCGCAGCTGCAGACGCCGCCGGGCCGGCTGATGCCTCCACATTGTTCAGTGCATCCGTCTCGGCTTTGCGTATCTCCGTTACCGCCGAGTCTTTTGCGCCGATGGTGTTTTCATATGCTTCATTGGCCTTTGCGGCGCTCTGTCTGGCGTCCTCTCCGGCCTGCCACGCCTCGTTCTTTGCCTGCTCCACGAGGGCTACCAGCTGTTGCCATGCAGGCACCGGCGGTTCGGGGATGTCCCCCATCGTGCCGCTGTTCATGGCCACGCTGTACTTGATGTCTGCGCTGGTCAGGGTGCGGGTTCCGTCGCTTCCCTCAAAGACGAGCCTGCCGCACCCGGGTGTAGAGGTCACGATGGCGGGTACTTCTATTTTTCCGTCCTCCACGAGCGACGAAAACAGCATTCCCCGCTCTGTGTGCCAGAGCGCCCGGATGGTCATTCCCTCCCACTCGCCGGTCTGGGTGATGTTCAGCCGGTATATCCCCCGGTTCCTGCTGTAGCCCAGACGCAGCTGGTTGTCACAGCCCGATGTCCGCGCCGAACCCGTCGAGGCGAGGGAGATATTGCGTTCTATCATCAGGAGCTCTCCTTCCAGAGCTTTTTCAGCTCATCCACCGCGGGCTGCATCTCGCTGTTCTTGTTCGCCGCCCGCTGCAATATCTGCACCAGCAGCTTTTTCTCTGCGCCAGTCAGCGACGTTCCCTGCATCTCTCCCTCCGCCATCTTCTGCGCCTTCTGGGCGCTGGCTGCAGCAGAGTCCGCGCTTTCGCGGGTGTTCTTTACGGCTTCCAGCATCCGCGCCGTCAGGGCGTCCAGTGCATTATCCGTGATCATTCTTCTCTCACCTCCACGATATTTCCCTTTGCGTCGATAACGGTATTTCCCGGCAGTGTAAAACAGGGGTGCGTCCAGCACCTGTAAAGGTCAGGCCAGCTCATGTTTTCCGGTTCGTTCACCTTGTATCCGCCCCAGTTCAGCTTATCCGGTGCCGTCAGCATCTGTGCCCACACCGCTTCAGCGCACTTGTACAGATACTCTTTCAGCGCACTTCCGGTCAGGCCGCTGCCGTAGTCGTTCAGTACCGGCGTCCGGGTCCAGAGGCAGAAATGGAAATAAGTGTTCGGTACGCTCCCCGCCGTTTCGGCATCCGCCGCCAGCAGCGCCAGAGCAAGCTTCTTTGCATCGGCAAAGGTCGAGCCTTCCAGGTGGTAGTATTTCGGGCTGCTGGCCGAAGTGTATCCGTATGACTCGAATCCGAACTCATAGCACGAGGGCAAAAAGACCTTCCGGCTCAGCGTGGTCACCGTGTGGCTTCCTGTATAGCTGCTGCCGCTTCCGGAGTAGCCGGGCGTGTAGTAAAATTTTGTCTCCGTCAGAATGTCTTTCAGCGCCTGTGGGGCGTCCTTCAGGTATTCGCTGTTCAGGTAGACGTCAATCAGGCTGTCGGCATACGTACACCATGTTGTGTTCCATTTTTTCCCGGTGATACCGTGCCGCCGGGCAAGGAGCGTCCGGCCTTCGCCGTTCAGCTCTTTCTCGTAGTCCTGCGCTATGACCATGAATTCTTCCGCCGCTGCCCCGTCCTTTTCCACCAGTTTTGTCACCGCTCCCACCGCCAGTTCCTTCAGCATCGGGAGCTTCGCCTCTGCCGTTATGACGATGTTTCCCGTCACATCGGGGATGGAGACGGTCATCTTTTTCTCGTTCCATGCGGTGGCTGTCACGTCTTCGCCGCCCATCGTTACCTTGATGGATATGAGCCAGTATCCCTCGTTCAGCGTCAGAGCCGCGGTGTACGCCTTGCCGCTCTGGACGACCACGTCCGCCCGGCTCGTGCTCAGCCCGTTCAGCCGGTTGGATACCGCATACATCACGATGGCAGGTTCATCCCCGCCGCTCTGTCCATTCTTTTCCACCGTGACGCTGCACACGGCGCTCTTTCCTCCGGCGGCAGCAGTAATGATGCAGCTGCCGTCCTTCAGGGCTGCCAGCGTGTTCACGGCCTTTCCGTTTTCTACGGCGGTCGTCTGGTCTTTCATCACGGCCAGCGCCGCATTGTTCGTTGTCCAGCTCACCGCTGTCACGGTGGACTGGGTCGGCGTCAGAGTCGCGGTCAGAGTCACAGACTCGCCCTGTTTCAGCTTTACGGACGGTTTGTCCAGCGCCAGCTTTTCCAGCGATACAGCCACCGACCGCACTCTGCGCTGCGCCAGCTTTCCGCCTGCGATGGCCGTCAGGAGCACTGTGCCGCCTTTCACGGCGGTCAGAGTATTTTCCCGAAGCTGCACGATGCCTTCCGGTTCGGCCATCCACTCCACGGTCTGAGGTGCGCTTCCGGGTAGCACCGTGGCTTTCAGGGGGCAGGACTCTCCCACTTTTATGCTCAGCTCTTTGCTGTCCAGCCGGATGCTCTCCACTGCCACCGGCTCTGCCTGCTCCGGCGGGGGGCTGTTCCAGCGCTGCTTCAGCTGCGCTATCATGTCCCATGCGCTGGCGTCGGAGTAACGCATTCCGCTCAGCGCTTCAAGCAGCAGCGCGTGTTCCTTTGCAGCGCATCGGTCGGCCACCCACTGCCGGTATCGGGCGGCTCTCTGTGCTTCCAGCGCTGCCCGGGCTTCCTGCTCAAGCACCAGCTGTAAATATTGATACCGCAGCGGCATCGCCGGTCCGTCTGCGCCAGTTCCCTCGCCGTTTTCCAGCGTCTGGTAGCACACATATTTCCCGGGCATGGTCATCTCGCGCCGGCCTTCGCCGTCCGTGGCCATCAGCATCCAGAGGCCCTGCCGCGCCGTCGTGAAACGCCTGTCCACCGGAGCGTTATTATTTCTATCCAGCAGCATCGGCTGCGGCACAGCCCCGCCCTCCTGCTCGATGTGCAGCGTCACGGCCAGCCCGTCCCACTCTTCCGGCAGCTCGAATTCGAGCTTTTCCACGTATACGGCGCCCACGCCGCCCAGGTACAGCGTCTCCGGCTCCGCCCGCCAGCCTGTCCCGCAAAAATGGTCCTTCACTACTTTTACTTTCACTTTGAAGCTCCTTCCTTTGAGAAAGGCTCCCCTCGCTAGGGGAGCTGCTTTGCAGCGCCGCCGTCAGGCGGACTGCAAAGCTGAGAGTTTTCCTTCCGGTCCGCTGCCGCTCTCAGTAGGGCAAGCACTCTATAAAAAGCCTACCACGTCCCCCGCAGCAAAACTACTGCGGACTTATTCATACAAACAAAAAGAGCAGGCGCCCTGGTTCATTACCAAAGCGTCTGCTCTTATCTTATTTCACCCCCTCCCACCAGTTCTTCTCGTCCTTCGCCTTCTCGGCCTTCTTGTCCGCAGCGCTTACCCACTGCGCAAAGTTCTTTTCCTCGTACAGCGGGTTTTCGTCTGCGTCCTCGAGGGCCAGCAGCTTCTTCTCCAGCTTCTCCCGGTCCCGGTCGCTGCCCGCCAGATACTCCTCCTTCACGGCCTCGGTGATCTTGTCCTTGATGCTGCTTTTCTTCTTGCCTGCCGTCAGCAGCCGGTTGATCTCCGTCTGCACGTCCTCCGCCCGGCCATTTTTCACTTCGTCCAGGAGCGCGTCGTATATGCTGCCGTCCTTGCTGCCCGCCAGCAGTTCGTCTGCCTTGCCGTCCACCGCCTTGTTCACAAGGTCGATGAGCTGCGCCCGCCGGGCCGCGTCCGTTTTGCCCTTGGCCCTGTCTGTCACAGGGGCGACGTCCAGCCCCTCCCGCAGCTTCTCAAATACGGCCTTTCGGGCCTTTTCCTCGGCCCGGGCCTTCCCGGCGTTCCGGGCCTTGGCCGCCGCCAGCACGTCGGCGTCGTACTGCTTCAGCCGCCTTGCCAGCTCGCCGTCCACCTTGTCCGTCTTATTCATCTGTTCCAGTTTCTTCATCGCCGCCGCAGCCTCCTCGCTGTCCCCGCTCTGGATGGCGTTGTACAGCCGGTCGTACTGCCCGGTGGCCGAAGAGGGTGCAGAGTTAAAGCTAAACCCTTCGCCTCTGCCGATGGCCTGTGCATCCTCCCAGTAGCCTTCAAACGCCTGCATCACCTTCCGGATGTTCGCCGCCGGGACGCCGTAGAGTTCAAGGCCGCACTGGATGTCCTTCAGCACCGCCTTGTTCAGCTTCTGGTGGTGTGCTGTCAGCTCTTCCTCGCTCATCTCGCCAGTGTCCGTCCGCAGCAGCTTGACGGTCTTGGTAAAGGCAGCAAACAGGTCGTTCACCGCGCTGATGTTGGTGGCGCTCACCACGTCATAGTCCTTGCCGTCCCGGGCGTTGGTCAGGGCGCTGTAGATCTCCGAGCCGTACAAAAAGTTTCCGGCCGCACTTTCAGTGTACAGGTCGAAAAACCGCTTGCCCACGCTGGCCGCCGTGATGTCGCCGTTCTCGTCCTGCTCCTTGTCCCACCGGTGGAGCAAAAAGTCCGCGCCGATCTTCATGAGGGCAAACACCGCCGTCTGCACGACCTGGCTTGCCGCCGCCTGGCGCAGGCCCTGTCCGGCCCGCTGTACCTCGGCTTTGTTTTCCGCGCTCTGGTCGGCAGCGTACCGCGCCTTCTGAGCCTTGTAGTCGCCCACGGCGTCGGCCAGGATGCCGTAGTTCTGGAATCGCTGGGTGGTAAACATGGTCAGCGTCTTTACAAACTCGTTGTCGCTGCGCTGGATGCCCGCCCGTTGCATGGTGGTGTAGTTGGGCTGCGTCTCCTCGATGACCCGCTGGTACATCTTGTTCACGGCTTCCCAGTAGGCTTCGCTGCCCTTCTCCGCGGCACCCTCGCTGAATTCTGCCGTATGGTGCTCCACATACCGCTTCGCGCCCTCCCACAGCGCCGCCACCGTGATCTCGTCCATGCCGGTGATCCAGCCGGTCACAGCAGGCATGGCTTCCGACGCTTTGGCCACAAGGTTTTTGTGCGCGCCGATGGAGCTCATCTCTCCCCGCTTGGTGCCGCGCAGGCGGTATTGCAGCAGGGCGTCGCCGTGCTGGCGTATCTCTGCTTCCACCGCGGCCCGCTGCTTGCCCGAGAAATTCTTCACGAAGGGCAGCACCGCCGCCATGGTGTCTGCTCCCAGCACAGCGCCCGCCGTGGGCAGACTGGCCGCCTGCGCGATGGCCACGCCCGGGTTCACGGTCAGGATGGCCCCGGCGTAGTTGCCCCGCATCCGGTCGAGCGCCCGGCTCATGGTGCTGCTGCGCTTGCGCCGCGTGGTCTGCAGGTCGGTCAGCAGGTCGTTGATGTAGTTTACCGTCTCCTTTCCCCACTTCTCGCCGATGATCTTGTCCTTCAGCACACCGATGCCCTCTGCCGTCTCCACGGTGCTGTTCAGCACCCGCTGCACGTCCCGGATGGGGGCCGCAAGGCCCGCATAGGCTGCCGTGTCCCGCAGGCTCCGCTTTACCACGTTCTGGCACTCTTCCAGCAAAATGGGCTTGTCACTCTTCACGCGCTCCTTCAAAAAGCCCCTGCCCTCGATGGTGGCATCCATCTTCACGCCCTCAATCTCCGTCGCCAGCGTGCTCCGGTCTACCGCGATGGGGTAGTAGTTCTTCACGGTGGCCCGGTCGTAGCCCAGCAGCTTCATGCTGGTCTCGTTGATGAGGTTCGTGGTGTACCGCCCGAAAAAGTCCTCCATGTCCTTGCACCAGTTTCGGTCATAGTCCGTCATGGCGTCCTGTACCGTCTGCAAAATGGTGTCGGCCATCGGGACACCATCGGCGTTCACCAGCGTCCCCAGCATCACGGTCTGGCTGCGCTGGTAGGCTCTCTCGATGTTGCCCTTGGCGTACTGGGCAGCGTCCGGCAGGGTCAGTCCACCGGTCATCAGGTGGTGGCGGCTGTCCTCGTTGCGCAGCAGCATGTACAGGCTGCACAGCTGTGCGTGGTTCAGCGGCACGGCATTGCCCTTGCTGTCCTTCAATCCGATGTCCACCAGCTCCGCCCCCGGCCCGGCAAAAGCTTCCACCTCTTTCAGGTGTTCCTTGCCGGTCACGTTGGCAAACAGGCTTTCGCCTTCTACCAGGATATTGCTATTGCATACCACGGATACCACCGCAGCATACCTCGCGGCCCCCATCGGGCAATGACATATACGCACACCGCTGCACAAATCCATATTGCTGCCATGCCAATAATCGTTATCACTTTTCCTCCTCCCTCACGCGCTCTTCGGCGGGTCAGCGGTCAATCCCGAAAAGCTCATTCGGAGTTATGCCCAACGCTTTGCAAATTGGCACAACGTCCTCCGATGTCATCTTCTTCCGTCCGCGAAGAAGAGCATTGAATTTTTTCGGGTCATAGCCTGCTGCCCTTGCAACCGCTGATTGCTTCAAGCATTTTTCATCAATGATTTTATAAATCATCTCAGTTGCACTCATTCTGCACGCTCCTTTCATGTACAAGTTTCTTGGACATTTTTACAATAGCACAGGATTCTTGTTTAGTCAAGAGCTTTGTTCAATTTTCTTGAACTTTCATCTTGACTTTTCAAGACGTGGCCTTTATACTTGCACCAGAACGAGATTTTTTAAGGAAGTGGTTCAAATGTCTTTTGCTTCTCGGCTCCGACAGGCGCGTGAGCAGGCTGGATTTACTCAGCAGGATTTAGCCAAGAAACTTGGTGTGACCAAAAACGCCATCAGCAACTATGAGAATGGTGTAAGCAGTCCAAAGTGGGAAATTCTGGTGGAAATTTTTGATATTCTTCACGTTGACCCCAATTTCCTGTATCAGGATGATTTTTCGTCCGAGCTTGCCGAAGCTCACGTCCTCACTCCCCAGCAGTCCACTCTTTTAGCAGCCTTCGACCAGCTCAACGATGAGGGCCAGACCAAGGCGGTGGAGTATGTCGAAGACCTCGTCCTCACCGGACGTTATAAAAAATGTCCTGCGTCTGGTCTGGGCGCAAAGGAAGCATAAAAAATAACCGCTCTGGCTATACCAAAGCGGCTGATCAGTATATGGAGAAGTCATCATGTTTTCGCCCTATGACAACGCAAATGCCCGCGAAGAGTCCGATGCTATGCAAAAGCTATCCCCCGAAGATAAATCCACCTACGAAGAGTCTATTCAGCGGCTAAGAAAATATATAAATCAACTTTCTGATTCTGATGGCCAGCATTGTAGCCTTTCTTTGCAAGGCGCCCTTTGGCAAATCGAAAAACTCACCAATGAGCTGGCCTTTATGAAGTCACTTTATGACCAAGAGCGCGCAGAATCCAAAAGGCTTGAAGAAAGCAAACTTCAAATTCTCCTCATCCTCGCAAGTCTCTCGGCAAGCGTCTGCGTTGCCCTCAGCCCTTCTTATGATCTTCTTACTCTTGTCGTCGGTTCCGTTGGGGCAGCGTTCGGCTCTTGTCTCCTCCTGTTTTTTGCCTACGGGATCACAGATGCTCTTTATCGCCGACACCCCGACCTTTACGATATGTTCGAGCCCTCTAACAAAAAGGCGATGGCGTTCGCATTGGCAGCTCCTGTTGTCGTAGCCTTTTTATATAAAGCTATCATTCTCTTTGCTTGCAATTAACTTTTTCAAAAAATCAATCGAGGTGAATCTTATGTCCACCCGTCCCCATCCCGAATCTGCCCGCATCATCCGGGAGGCACGGCAGGCCGCCGGGCTGACGCAGAAGGAATTGGCGGAGAAGCTCGATGTCACCATCGGCACGATCGGCTATTATGAGCGAGGCGTAGGCCAGCCCAAAACAGATAATCTCTTTGCACTCTGTAACATCCTGCACATCAGACCCGCCGACCTCCTGAGCGCCGATACATAACCAAACGCCCCCGCCAGTGTTTCCACCAGCGGGGGCGCAAAGGACGCATAAATAAAAAATCCCCGACACGAATATGTCGGGACTGTGAACAAAATTTTAATTTTATATGCGTGTCAATAGAGTTTTTCAACTTTTTTCGTGACATTTGCAACAGTTCATATTTTTTTCATATACAATTCGGGCTTGGCGGAGTATAATATGGATAACAGAACCCGTCGAGCCTCTGAGTGCGAAAGCATTCAAGCGTATCATGGCGGGTCTTTTTTTATACTTTTTATCCATGAGGTTCTTTATGACGTTAAAAATCAAGGATTTCTGCACATATGAGCAACAGTTGGATATTCTTCGCAGACGCGGACTCATTATTCACGATGAAGCCATTGCGTTGAGACACCTTCGCGAGAAAAATTACTATCGGCTCAGTGCATATTCTCTTACTCTACGTTCTTATAATCCTTGTTCTGGTGAGGACCATTTTCATGCAGGTGCATCCTTTGATGATATTGTAGAGCTTTACGATTTTGACGAGCAGTTTCGCTCTGTCGTTCTTTCAGCCTGCACTATCGTTGAAACCAACCTGAAGGCCTATGTTGCATATTATCATTCTCAAAAATATGGACCTACTGGATACCTAAACAACAAAAACTTTGAGGTCCCATGGAATCATGCCAAGTTGCTAAATGCGCTTTCAAAATCTCTGCATCTGCGCAAGGATGAGCCGTTTGTCCTTCATCATCACAATGATTTGAACGATATTTATCCTGTTTGGGTCATCGTCGAGGTGCTGTCTTTTGACCAAATTTCAATGATGTACAAAAATTTGCTTCCCACTGACCGTGCTGCGATTGCGCGCGAATTCTACGGCATTCCTTCTCGAAAATATATCGAAAACTGGACGCACTGCGCAGTTGTTGCTCGTAATATTGCCGCACATGGAGCACGTTTTTACCATCGCCCTCGAATCAATCCTCCTGCAAAACTTCCTAAAAGCATCAATGACTATGGTACAAAGCCATTTGGCTTTATATATGCGATTTATCATCTTCTGCCCACGTCCAGTCGAACACAGTTTGTAACAAATATTCAGGAGTGTTTTGATTCTCACCCGCTGGCAAAACCGTCTGAACTTGGCTTTCCTCTTCATTGGAAAGAAATCCTGATTCAAAACTAATTTTATATCAAATCGAGGTGCTTATTTATGTCCACCCGTCCCCATCCCGAATCTGCCCGCATCATCCGGGAGGCACGGCAGGCCGCCGGGCTGACGCAGAAGGAATTG